GCCGACACAGGCACTATTGCTAAGGATGGCAGTGCAAGCATCCACAGTAGTAATCGTAAACTTTCGACCGATGTTATTGGTTGGATTCGGCAGACCGATGTGAACCAACACCGTTGCATTTGAGTTTGCGAAGATCACGCCATCAGTAGCGATGGTGTTGTAATACAAACGTCCCGCAGTCCAACGAGGAGTGTTTGCGCGGGTGAACTCGTCTTGAGCGTAGTTCGCCAGACCAGCAATGCGTCGGGTTTCACTAGCTTTTGGAGCACGATCCTTGTATTCCTGCGCCAACGAACCAAACGCAACCGCAACCATCGCCAGACCTAAAATCATTTTCTTCATTGGTGATCCTTTCGTTAGCAGTTGCGGGAGGTTTTACCCTCCCGCTCCCGCAATGATTCAGTCAATCGCGTAGGTGATGTAGCCACGCACAACCTCGGTGCTTCCAACCGGACCAGTGCCAGCAAGTGACACAGTAAGGTAAAGCTCTTTCTGAGCTTCATAGAGAAACCCAAGGGCCGTAGTCAGCAGGAACGATGTGAGCGTCGTTGTGAGTGCAGCAGCAGCCTTCAAGCACGTTCCAGAATCGGCCTCGACAGTGCCAACGGTGCCAGCAGTGCCATCCGTCTTGCTCCATGCCTCCTTAGCGTCACAGATGTTTCCGTTGTTGTCCTTGCCAGCTAAGCCCACAGAGAGCGTCGAAGAACCGCCAAGTGTAGCACTCGAAATGAGTGCGCCACTGAGGATTCGGGCACCTTTTGGGATAACCGCAACATTGATAACCGTAGCCGTGACTTCGGCAGCACAGCTCCAAATGAAGGGAGCTGTAACCACCTTTGACCGGCTCAGGTTCGCAGCCGCCTGAATGTTTGATGCGCCAACTTGAGATTCAAGGGCGTCCGAATATACTGTTCCAATAGCCATATTATTAGTTCCTTATTGTTAAAGGTTACACATCTTCGTCGCAAGCGATGCTAACGAGCTTTTCACGCCAAGTGCGGGTCGCACCAAACGTGCCTTGCGTCCAAACTTGCCAAGTGTAGTTCAAGTCAGCGCGTTGATCGATCTTCGTCTGTCGCTCATCGGCCATGCCAACCGTGATGGCAGACTTCGGGAACGCCAAGCAGGTTCGCACGTTGCTCGCGTCCTTCGAGAGCAACTGTGTGCGGACAAACTTGAAACCCATGAAGGTATCAACCATGCCGGTGGTGAGTGCTTTAATGGAGTTGTAGTCTTCGTTGGTGACTTCCGTAGTGCGAAGCAACGCATCCAACTGCGATTGCGTCACAACACAGACCAACGGCTCACCATCGCTAACAGCCTCGTTGATGAACAGCTTGCTGCGAGCCTGAATCAATTTCTCAATTGTCAGGTTCGAGTCAGCCGCCACATTACCAGGAGCCACAGCGTTGACTGCAATGCCGTAGGTGGCCGCAGAATAGAGTTCGGGGGATCCGCCAGTTTCACCCGTGTAGGTGGTGCCGGTAGCAGCAGCAATGATGACCGCATCAAGCTTCTGTCCAAGAGCCTTTGCCTGAGTCTCAGCATACGCATTTCGGGGGTCGCGAAGACCCATGCGGATTTTGTCTTCAGTGTCGAACGGGAGCGCATTGCGATAGTCACGCATGGTGACGGCAATACGAGTGTGTTCCACTTCTTCCAACGTGGTAGGAGCGTGACGGGTTGTTTTCTCCGTAAACGCAACCGTGCCGATGCGGTCAAAGTATTCGGTTTTGGAGAACTGCGGACGAACGGTGACGTAAGGCATCAGCCGGCTTCCGCCCTGCTGAAACTTTACCTCGAATTCGTTGTGATACGACTGGATAAATGATGCTTCAATTGTACTAGCCATAGATTCAAAATGTTATTCCCCAAATGGGGAGTATTTCGTTTCGGCTGGCTAATCCTTGCGGGGCCGTAACCTCGGAACACGTTCCGTGGACGTTCGGTGATACCCGAATCTAAGCGGGGCGAAGGTGATTCGCTAATCTGCTGACAGGACGTTTACGTTGTCGTTAACGACTTGTCAAATTATTCCGTAACTTTCGGTGGACGACCACGACGTGGAGCATTTACCACAATCGCCGGATCAGAGATGGATACCGTCTCGGTTCGCACATCAGGCCCGACATATTGCGAACACCAGTCGGACGCAATGGTCAAGGGCCACACGCGGAACTTTCCACCCTTAGCCTGTGCTGGAATCGGGACGTGACCACGACATTCACCGCACGGCTCACCACCGTCAGCCTTTCCAGCAGACCAACCGATGCGGTTTAGCGTATGTTTCTCAACAACCCACCACTTGCAGTTTTGACAGTTCATTTGAATGCCATGTCGTGAAGCTTGATCCATTGCTGAAACTCGGGAGACTTCTGGTTCTCGAAGTTTTTGGCGTAAGCCGGATCGTTGATTCGCTTATTCATCATCTCAGTGATCTGAGCCTTGGCAGATTCCATGTCAGCGGGACCGGAGCTTGCCGCCTCACCGCTGCGAGCGGATGATTCCAGCATCTTTTCACCGATCTTCGCCAACATCTTGACGAGTGCGGGATTGTTGCCTGCACCAGACTCGTTCGCCCACTTAACCAACTCATCGCCACCGAATTCTTTCGCAGCCCGCCTCACCAACGCAATTTTGCTGTCAAACTTGTCTCCAAATTCAGCTTTAATAGCGTCTTCATCGCGCTTGAGAGCCTCTTGCTTGCCGGATTCCTGCATCTCCATGCCTTTGGCGGCATCTGGCAGATACCATTCATGCACCAGACCCTTGACCTGCTTCGGAGTAAGTCCCAATTCATGGAATTTCTCGTTAGCCTTCGCCATCATCTCGGGAGGAAGACCTGTTTTCTTGAGAAGCTCGCCGTCATAGGCGTCGTATTTGTCCGGTGTCTCTGGAACGCCAATAGCCTTGCGCCATTCGCCCCACTGTTCCGGTTTCCAGTCGTCTTTAGGAAGGTCGTAAGCTTTCTGACCTGTCATCTTCTTGGTTTCGATGAATGACTTTGCCAATGCCGGCCCGACTTCCTTCCAATCGTTGCCTTTGAATGATGCGAGCGTTGCGTTTCCACGCATTTCTTCTGGCAAATCTGCCATCCAAGACGGTGGTGCCTGCCCTGTGTCTGCTGCCGGTGCCCCTGGTTCTCCGATAATGCTCATTGCTTGTATAGTTCGCTGATTTGTTTACGGATGTCTTCGTCTGTGCTGTGAACCATCCTAAGTATTCCCAGCACTAAATCCCTTGCGCCACAGTCGTAAGCCGTCTTGTCTGGATGCCCCGGCGTAAACACGCTACGAGCAACGTCTGCCTTCTTGCATAGGTCTGCAAGCACACGTTCCGCGTCGTCACTCTCTTTAGTCATCAACCGTTGATACGCGGCCTTGATGGAAAAGGTGAATCGACTGATTCGACTGCGTTGCTTTCCGAAAATGCGCTTGTAAGCAAGCCGAAGGTTTAACGCTTCGGTTAACTGCCCCATTGTGTCCAGGTTCATACGGCTTGCGCTTGTGCGAAGTTAAGTGCTGCCTTGCTAACGGGTTCCGCTGCTCCAGCCATTTGAAGCGTCTGCTTCTCCTGCTCGCGACCTTGACGGATTGCCTGTATCTCGTCAAGGGACCGAAGAATTCGGCGGGAGATGCGTTGCTTGATAGCCAGTTCCTGCGCGTAATTGTCCCAGTTTATTGCGTCTAGGATGTCAGGACTTGCCTGTGACAACGGAATAATTTGTTGAGCGTAGAGAATGAGTGCGTTAGCCTCGCTGGATGCCTGAGCGCGAGCAGATGCCGATACATACGCCACCTTCAGAAGCTTGCCCTGAAGCATTGCGGGAGGGTCTGGAATTTCTCCAGCCGCCATCTTCAGCTCGAAGCTTCGCTGAATCATTGGGACAAGAAGTTCGGTCTGCAAACGTCCCATCAACGGAGCCATTTTGGTCAGCTTTCGAGCGGTTAGTTCTCGAATCTCTTCGGCAGTTTGCCTCTCAGACTTTGGAAACCATTCAAGCCAGTCGGTGTAAAAAGCCTTCTTAATCTCCAACCGTTCCGCTTCCATCATCTCCAATGTCACCGGGAAATTTCCGCGATGTTCCTGCTGTTGAAGGCTGAATCCATTTGGGAATTCGGTCTTGTCGTAGAAATTCACCGCGCCTGGAAACTCCTTATAAGGAAGGCGGATGCCCTCAGACGGAAGCCACACCGTAGGATCCGTTGCCTTTTGAGCGGCACGAATCGTGGTAAGCTTCATCCGATTCAACATCCTGATTGCGGGGAGACAGTTGATCGCGGGGCCGCGACCATACACTTCATCGGCCAACTTATTCCAGCGCGGGGTGTGGTAAGGGAAAGACTTGTAGCCACCCTCATCGAGCAAAGCCTTCTTTTCCTTCATCACCCAGCACGACGCAAATGGCATGGATCCTCGATAACCATCGCCGGCCTCCCGTCGAGGGTAAACCGCATGTAGAATGGTGTATTTGCGTTCGGGCGGGTCTTTCTCCATGTCTTCCCATTTGGCTTCAGGAAACTTCTCCTTGACCTGTTTAACGGTCATTTCCTCGAAGCGATACATGGTATCAACAAGGCCATCCTTGTTCAGGCCGAAGAATGAATTTGCGAGAGGCTTGGATTGAAAAATGATCTGCTGTTCGTCCATGCTCCATTCTTGAAGCAGTATCCCGTTACCAAACGCCGTGACGTCTTGAATCACCTCATGGACCGACGACGTAAGCTGAGAGCGTTCGTCAGAATATGCAGAGAATATGACCTCCGATACGTAGTCAGTCCATGCGATGACATCTGGATCGCGGTTGATTTCAATGTCGCCCGCCACAGCTATGCCAAAGGTGCGTTCGGCAGGGCTGAATAAATCCGAGACAACCTCATTGGCGAGGTCGAGGTTCGCCTGCATCGCCGTGGAGTCGTACATGCGTTCTGTCCGCACATCTCCCGGCGAGCTGGAAGCATTGAAATCAACAGAGTTCGGGCGCACAAACGTGCGAATATCTTTCCACGCAGATTCGTAGGTGGCGCGTTCGCCGCGTCGCTTTTCAAACTCCTGGATGATTTCCTTGGCCTTGTTGTTTTCTTGAATCATTGGCCTAGAAGAGACTTAACTGCGTCCGTTTGAGGTTGAGAAAGGAGAGCCACTCTAGTGTTGCCAAACCCACGCGCATTGCGCTGACGTTCATCTATGCGGCGTTTTGCCACACTTTCCGCTGCCGTCGTAGGGGACGGCGGTTTGAGCGGTTTAATCGAGCCACCACCACCTTTATGGAATCGCATCAGAAGATCAAATTTTGACGGTATCATGGCTTAAAAGCTTACCCGTTAATGTTGAAGTAGCATATATCTTGAGTCTGTTCCTACGCTCAAACGACACAAACGGCAAGTAATAAGGCAAGAAATCGAATGCCTTTGATAGGTCGCCGGCATAGAGCGCGATATGCCAGCAATCTGGTTCAGTGGTTCGATTTACGGGATCCAGTATCATCTCGCTAGACCAACCGGATTTCACGGGACGACCCAGGATGAAGATGTTAGGCAATGAAATGATGTAGCCGTAGCGGGTGTAGTCTCGAACGTCGTCCCAAAACCCACGCTCACACCACTCGCGCCGGTAAACCGCTTGCGCCTCTTCGATGGGTGTCATACGTAGGTGTAAGTATCCATTGCCTTCTCTTGGAGCCTGTCCCAATCCACGTTTGCCTTGTCTCGATAGTTCCACGCCAACACGCGAAAAGGATCGCAGAAATGGGACGACCAATCGTGGAGGGCTTTATCTTTGAAAACTTTTGGAAGCTTGGTGGAATCGCCCGTGAACTGCATCTTGTCCGAATCAGGTTCCTTGCGGTAGGAGCGCAATGCTTCCAGCAACATTATGCATTTTTCCTTGTCTATCCAGCATCGTTCGAGCAACGAGCGGACTTGTTCAATGCCATCAAGGATTGATGCGTTTCCAGGCTTTTGAGGAGTGACTTTGACCTTGATTCCAAGTCCCTTAAGGATGTCGAGGGTTGACTTACCTGACTGAAACTCCCTTGTGTCAACGTCCCAAGGAAAGTGGTGGACGTCGTATGAATAGGGCTTTTCCTTGATGATTTTGACATAGTGAGGCAACCCTTCGTCATTGTTGTGGTATAGGTCAATGATCCTGATTTCCTTGCGATAAAGCTGATAAAAAATAATGACCGTCAGATCGTTTACGCCGATGTCCCACGCGGTGTAAACTGGAAGCTTTGAATCCCACGGCACATTGCAGATGCGCCCATCGGTAAGCATCCGTTGCATCTGTTTCTCATAGAATGCGCCTTCAAGTGGAGCATCGCAGTTGTTAAAATATTCCTGCTGAATGACGGCTTCGGGAATGCCTGCGTCGCGTTCTTTCTGGATTGATTCATCGGACATGACAGGAGTGCCGTCTGTCCTTTTGGTGCCAAACTCTCCACTGCCGGCCATTCGTTCGTCATAGAACCACCCGTTCTTTTTGGCTTGTTGAGCCAGCCACCAGCCGTGATTGCGCCCGCGAAAGGTGTAGATGAACAACGCGAACCCCTTGTTCTCGACCAGTATAGGGCTGATATGCTGCCAGGCCATCGGGTCTTGGATGGAATATTCCGACACAACAACGCCCACAGGGTTTGTTCCCATTAACCCATCGTAGTTGTCTGAACCGACAAGGTAATAGCGAGATCCGTTGATGAAATCGATTCGCATTTCGTTTTCATGTTTTGACCTGATCAACTCTTTGGGGAAGGCGTCCATGTAGGATTTGCCTTCGCTGGTGATACCGTTCCAGATTGCAGCTCGCGCCTGCTTAAACTCGGGGAACACATGCCAGTAAGTGCCTACACGCTGGAATGCCTTGCAGGCGATTAGGTTGATGGCGAGAAGGTCTTTGCCTGCGCGACGATGCCACACGCAAACGCCGCGTTTACGGTCACCTGAGCCTTCAAAGTAACGCCAAACCGGAAGTTGGTAGGTTCTCGGTTCCCAATTCGCCGGGAGTTGAATGTTCACAGCTTCTTAACTTCAACGGTTGTGGCTCGACCTTCAGGCTTGGATTGTTCTCCACCGTAGTTGACGATTTGCACGGTGACACCACCTCCACCCTTGCTGGTGCCATCATCACTAGCTTTGAGCCTTGGATGCTTGTATCGAGCGAGTTCCATTTCGATTTCCATGACGAGACGACGCCTGAGTCTGAGGTAACAATCTCCACTGTCAGGGTCTTCATACATCTCGTAGTCAGTCAGGAGCATGGACTTGAGCAGCCCTTCATCTTCTGGAACGGGAAGCCTCGTCCGCGTCATCTCAACTAGGTTGAGAAGTGGATTGTGGTTCTGACCGTCTAAGATTTCGACAGCCGCCTGTGTCGCCTTAGCCTTTTGTTCTACTTTCGCTACTTTGCCCATGTAAGTTTTACATTAACGCTAACGCATTTTTATTGCAAGAATGTTTGACGATGGCCTTGGATTCATTGAGTTTGGCGACGTGAAGCAGATCGCAGCAGTTCAATTTTCCATCGGCATTCCTACCTTAAAGGCTGCTTCACATCTCCTTTCTGAGCGATGGGATGCCGGGGGATTTCCAAAACCAAAACAAATGAAAACACCACAAGAAGAGGCGGAAGCATTGATTGGAAAGTTAGCATACTCCATGATTCCAATGCACAAAAACGAAGACCCTTATCCTGTCTTGCGGGAGCGCGAATATCTAACCGCCGAAATCAAGCAGTCAATCCCCCTCGCCGAACTCATCGCAGTTGCAAGAGCGGCGAGGAAGGTGGTGCAAAACGCAGAGGGCGAATTGCTCATCGACACTTATTTCAGCAAGTCGGGAGCTGAATTGCTTGGGGCACTACAGGCCCTTCGCGTGGCGGAGGGGATGGAACGAAAACTCCATTTGCCTTCCGGTATTCTTCGGAATACAACTATTCCCAATGAGTGAAGAATTTAGACAGGAACGGGAAGGCAGCTTCGAGGTCTCGGGCTCCGAGGATTTCGACTTCGAGAGCCTCGACAGCATTGACGACATGGTGGACGAGTTGCGCGCTGGTGGGCG